AGAGAAACCAAATGATACACACACCAAAGATTGAAGAGGTAATAGCTGAAGCGAACGCCAAAGGCATTACAGCTTACCGAATAGCCAAAGATACCAAGCTATCAACGCAGACCGTTTACGCCTACTTCTCAGGGCAACGGGTAAGCGTTAGGACACAGGAAACGATAATCAACTACATAAACCAAAACTGATGTTTTACAACACGAACAACGAAACGGGAGAGACGCTAAAGGAGTCTCAGAATAAAGCCAAATCTCAGGACGAGATGGTGCTGGAGTTCTTTATCAAGTACGATAACTTAGGCGCAACGCCTGAGCGATGTCTAAGGCATTTCAAGATAATGGAAAAGCTATCAGAAACGCGTTGGCACAACACGCCGATTACTTCTATTCGCAGGTCGTTTTCAAATCTTCACAAGATGGGTTTGATACGCAAGAAGAAGTACAAAGTTGAAGGAGATTTTGGCAAGCAGATACACGTTTGGGAATTGGTAACTAACGATTAAACAGATAAGAAATGAACGCGAAAGAGAAAGAATTAATTGAAGGATTGGTTGACGAATTTAGAAACACGTTAATTATCAAGTTTGAAAGCACTAAGGCTTTGACAATGAACGCGCATGGTGCTGAAAGTGAGTTTCACGTTTATGCAAGTTGCGTAGCTGATTACTATTGCCTGGACAAGAATAAGATGCTTCACACAGGAAATAGGGTTTCAGATGTCAAGACAGCGCGTCAAATGCTTTGGTGGTTATGTAGGACAGGAGAATCAGCACTTCCGTTCAGTCTATCAAGGCTTGGCATAATGTCGGGAGGCTTCAATCATGCAACGGTAATACATGGTTCAAGAGTTATTGATAATGACATACTTTACGACCAACCGACACGTAGAGATGTAAAGGCAATAGCCAGCTTACTCGGGTACGACATTGAAAAATTCGGCATGAGTTACACAACGAAAACAAAAGAAGGGTAGACATGGAGAACTGGAAAGTGAGGGTGCTTGATTTCATAATGTGGAATCTTGGCTATGAACGAGAAAAATGATTTCCAAGTGGCACAATTTTGTATATTTGCTACTTACTAATGAACGCCTGACAAGCGTTCGTCATACGGCAAGGAATGGTAAACAAATCAAACACAGGAGGAAGTAACAGAGGTCGCAGCTACCTTGTCGGCTCACTTTGTTTCGGGCTGTCAACCCGACCTCCTTTCTTTTTATTATGGCTAAAGACAAGAAATCCTTTGTAGCTTATTGCGACTGGTTAGAATCTTTTGAGGAACTTACAGATGAAGAGGCTGGCAGACTTGCCAAACACCTATTTAGGTACGTTAACGACCTTAACCCGGAAGCACCTGACAAGATTACTAAGATGTGCTTCATTCCAATTAAACAAAGTCTAAAGCGCGACCTTGTTAAGTACGAGGAACGAGCAGACAGAGCGCGCGAAAATGGGGCAAAAGGTGGTAGACCGAAAACCCAAAAAACCCAGTCGGTTATTTCAGAACCCAAAAAACCTGTTAGTGTAAGTGTTAATGATAATGTTAATGTTAATGTTAATGGTAGTGTGAGTAATACACCCACGCGCGAAGAAGTAGAGAAAGAGATTTGTACTATTTTGTTCTCAAGAGGAATTGCATCGGTATCGTTCCCGGTTCAAGATTTAGCACAAAGATTCCACGACAACTATGAGTCGAAAGGCTGGCAGATAAATGGTCAAAGAATAGTCAAGTGGCAACCGCGATTAAATAGCTGGGTAGTAGATGAACTCAAAAAGGACAACTCCACACTCGAAACTCAGGAGGAAAAGGAAGCGCGCGAGTTTATGCAAGCTATCAAGAAACAAGCTACTAACGAATATCTTTACGGTTCTAAACAGTTAGGAAAATGAAAGAGTTTAAAGTGTTAAATCTATACGCTTGTCTTGGTGGTAACCGTTACAAGTGGGATGAGGTAGCTGAACAAGCTGAAATTAATATGAAAGTTACTGCGGTAGAATTAGACCCTGAGTTGGCTAAGTTATATCAAGAGCGATTCCCTAACGACACGGTAATAGTTGCAGATGCACACCAATATTTGCTTGACCATTACAAAGAGTTTGACTTCATCTGGAGCAGCCCACCTTGTCCAACACATAGCAGGGCAAGGTTTGCAAGAAGAGATACCACAACTGCCGAATATCCCGACATGAAGCTGTATCAAGAGGTTTTGTTTTTGGATAATTGGTACACAGGTAAGTATGTATTGGAGAATGTAATTCCATATTACGACCCATTAATACCTGCAAAAAAACGTGGTAGACATTTGTATTGGACTAATTTTAACCTACCTAATGACTTGCATGAAAGAAAGGCATTAATAATGGAAGGTAGTGATGAGGTTAATAGGTGGAGCGACTTTCATGACTTTGAATTTACAATTTACAAAGGACAACAACGGACTGATAAAATAGCCCGAAACCTTGTGGACTACGAAGCAGGTAGAACTATCTTTGAAACAGCACTCGGAATAATCAGAAAGAAAGACGTTAAACAAACTGAACTTTTCTAATGTACAATCTCGTAAGCACAATAACACAACTGCCTTCGATGGTCGGCTGTCAGGAGTTTCCAAACTCTCCGCAAGGAATGGCACTTATAAAGCTGATACAAGACTTCATAAATGAAGAGTACCACTACAATGGCGACACGGTTAGAAAAGCGTTTATGCTCGCAGCTAAACAAGAACTTTACTTGGACGGAAAGAGAATAGATGCATCTACATTTGGGCAACACCTATCTGTCAACGTGGTCGGGAGAGTCTTGACCGCATACAAGGAACACCTACGGCAAGGAAAGGCGCGCCCTCATGGGTATAATCCGATGCAGTTGCCGGCATACGAAAGCAAGAAAATAACACCACAGGAGGCGCACGAGATGATAGTTGAATGGATTAATAGAGATAGAAAGCTACCATTTGCAGCACCGTACCATTTGGCTTATGTATATTTGGTGGAGAAAGGGCAAATCTCGGAAGTGGTAGAAGCACCGAAACGAAGAAGAGTGCTGGGGAATGTGGAAATAGAGGTCAGCGCAAAGAGACAAGCTGCTGAAAGTTGGTATAAAAATAATTTACTTTAGTACAACGGGTTGCAGCTATGGGTAGCGCACCACAAGATTGATACGAGAAAACAAACTTTTAATTAACCTAAATAGAGAGCGACATGATAATTGAAAACGAAGATTTTGAAGCACACAAAAGTAATTCTTACTGGGCAGGCAGATTGATAGACCTACCAAAAGATGATGCTTGGCAAATTGCTAATGAAATTGCAGAAGCTATTGAATACGCACTAAGCCAAGCGAACGGGTTATCCACGAGTGATGAAGCGTTACCTATAGGTGATGTTGTAGAACGTAAGGCGGGAAGGATTACTGTGAGTTTCTTTAGAAAGGTTTACAAGCAATTTATTAATGAGCAGATTAGTATGACAAAGATGCTTGAATTGATGACAGAACAGGCGCACAGAACTGATGTTTGCATTAGATGCCAAAGACCACTTGACGGCACAAATTGCGGTAAGGATAAATGCAACGCCTGTTTCACGGTAAATGCGTAGGCTATGTTTTACAACACTCGGATATGTGGCGTTTCAATGTCATATATCCTCTGTTGTCGGTTAACTCAAATCTTTTCTATATTAGCAGCGTGAAAGACCAAGCTGCAATCGACCTACTATCTGACGTTGAGTTGTATGAACTCGCACAAAAGTTATGCAACTGCCCGGACGATTTGATACAAGAGGTTGCAATGGTTCTGCTGGAGATGCCTGACGAGAAATGGCAACAGATAAACGAAGGCGGTTACTTGAGGTTTTACGTAGTGAGGACAATGATGACAATGGCAACAAGTCCACGTTCTTCATTCTCGAAACTATACGACCTCCACAATTCAAAGAAAGTCGACCATGACCGAGAGGACTATGACTGGGAAAAAGAGGATGACATCTCGTTAATTGAAACCCTAATGGAAGAACTACATTGGTACGACCGAGAGGTACTTAAATTGTGGCTGGATGAAGGCAGCTATCGAAAGGCAGCAAAGAAGGTAGACATACCTTATAAGTCAATCGGAAACACAGTCAAAAAAACAATTGAAACCCTAAGAGATAACTACTATGCTATACATCTTGAGCGCATTATCCGCGAGCGTACTGGCTTACGTTTGGATTGAAGTCTTAGCCATTGATCAGCTACTTAACGCGAAACCTTTTTCCTGTCGTTTGTGTATGTCCTTTTGGTTCGGTGTTATCCTGTCGGGATTTCACGGAGTAGAGGCTCTTATGTATGTGCCGTTCTTGGCTATCTTGTTTGAACGTTTAATGTGGAGGTTTGAGATATGAGCAAGATTGTAAAGTTGAACGCTCGAAAGGTTAAGGCTGAGAGGGTAACAAGAAAGATTGGTTTGATTGTTCAGTCAATCGAAAGGCTTCAAAAAATAATCTGATGGACAAAAACGAACTTTTGCTATTTATCAAAGAAAGACTGGAGCAAATCACTAAGATGAGCAAAGGACAATTCTCAGGGCGGATAACACGAGAGGAACAAACCAAGTACCAAGAGGCGTGGTCATACATCGACCCGAAGGCTAAGGTCTGTTTTACATGTGGAAGAACTCCGCAACTGATGGGTTTAGCACTATTGAACTATTACGAAACCAACAAACCCAAGACACGTGCAAAGCGCAGAAAGAAATGAGAACTACGGCCTGTACATCACTCAGAACACTTACCAAATGAAGTGGTATTGTTTTCATAGAGATGCCGCAGACAACTACTGGAACGGCAAACCATGCAAGAAAGCCGTAGGAGATACACAACAAGAGGCACTATCAAACTACAAGAATGGAGTTTATTGTCAGGATAGGGCGTAACGACCCATGCGCTTGTGGAAGCGGTAAGAAATTTAAACTATGCTGTCTAAAAGAGAAGGGTAAGAAAGCACTCGTTAAAGTAACTATCAATGCAGATTGAAACCAAGCACATCACAGAGTTAGTTCCAGCACCTTACAATCCAAGAACAAGTACGGAGAAGCAAGGTAAGCACCTCACAGAATCGCTCAAGAAGTTCGGAATAGTTGAGCCAATAGTGTGGAACAAAAGAACGGGTTACATCGTAGGGGGACACTTCAGAGTGCGACAACTTCAAGAAATGGGGATTACAGAAGTGCCTTGTGTTGTTGTTGACCTGAGCGATGAGGACGAAAGAGAATTAAACATTAGATTGAACGCAAACACAGGCTCGTTTAATTGGGATGATTTAGCTAACAAGTGGGACTACCAACTATTGAATGATTGGGGACTTGCAACTCCTGACAAGTGGGTAGATAAAGAAGAAGAACCGAAGGCAACCGAACCGAAAGAAGTTTGTCCAGCTTGTGGAAAGTAACAGAGAATAAACAATGAACGAAGGCGGAACACCTGAGAATTTAAAACCATTCAAGAAAGGACAAAGCGGAAACCCGAAAGGCAGACCGAAGAACGTGGAGACTCTACTGAAGGAGCATTTCCTTGACGAGCATAACGTAAAGCTGTCGAAGTCTCAGGTTCAAGACATCATCAAGAACGTGCTGGGCAAATCAAGAAGCGAGTTGGTAGAGTTGGCTAAGAATGACGAGTTGCCATTTTGGATTGCCCTCATCGCTAAGAAAGCCCAAAGGGATTACGAGAAGGGAAGTATTCATATCTTAGACGTGCTATTCGATAGGGTTTACGGCAAGCCGAAAGAGGAGGTGGAGCAGACTGTAAACGGTGGCAAGCCTGAGAGAGTAGAAATCGTCATCCATCGACCTGACAAAAAGAAGTAATTTGTCAACCTATAACCTCACGTGAAGATTGAAGGAACTGGCGTATTTGATGACCTCTGGACTGCCCTTGATGATAAATCCATTCGGGGAATTGTGCTTGAAGGTGGCTCACGTTCCTCCAAGACGTGGAGCATCTGCCAAGCGTTATACCTTACGGGACTACAAGAGCCGAAGAGAATCGCTATTGCGAGGTTCAGAAGGACGTGGATTAAACCGACAGTACTCGACACCTTCAAGAAGGTACTCCAAAGCCTTGAGGTATGGGAAGACGAGGCGTTCAACAAGACCGATTTAATCTACTCAGCACACGGCTCAACGTTTGAGTTTTACGGCTTAGATGATTCTCAGAAGCTACACGGTATCGAAACCGACTTCTTTTGGCTAAACGAGGCAATCGAAACCAGCAAGGACGATTTCGACCAACTGGAGCAGAGATGCAAGGGCAAGTGGATACTTGATTACAACCCTTCAACCGATGAGCATTGGATTTACGACAACGTATTGAAAAGGGATGATGTGGTTCTTATCCACTCAACTATGCTCGACAACACGTTCTTAGACCAGCATATCCGCGACAAGATAAACAGCTACGAACCTACTCCTTTTAACGTATCACGAGGAACTGCGGACGAATACAAGTGGAAGGTCTACGGACTTGGTCAAAGGTCAAGAAGAGAAGGTGCTATCTACGAGAACTGGCAAGAGACTAAAGAATTTCCAACGGGCTACAAGTGGAAAGCCTACGGACTCGATTTTGGGTTTACCAACGACCCGACTGCATTGGTCGAGGTGTTGTATCAAGATGGGAAACTATGGGTGCGTGAAATCCTTTACGAAACAGGGCTGACCAATGCTGACATTGCTCGTAAGTGTGGATTGAGCAGAAGCGATGAGATAATAGCCGACTCAGCAGAACCGAAGAGCATCGAAGAGATAAGAAGGGCTGGGTTCAGAATTAGACCAGTTGCCAAAGGTCAGGACAGCGTAAGGTCAGGCATTGACAAGCTGAAATCTGTGCAGATAATGGTGCATCAAGACTCTGTGAACATCATTCGAGAGTTGAGAAACTACGCTTGGAAACGAGACTACAAAACCAACCAGGTCACCAATCAGCCCGAAGATGACAACAACCACGCTCTTGATGCTCTGAGATATGTAGCAATGGAGAAGCTGAAAGCCAACGCTGGGAAATATTCCATACGGTAATGTGCGGAATAACGCACTTTGCGAATTGATAATTGATAATTAAGGCATAATAGAGTTGAATAGTGCGGTTAACCACACTTGTAGACACAAAATAACAGATTCGCTATTTATTACTGAGATGCTTGAAAGACTGAATAAAATATGGCGGATGCAAGAGGCTTATACGGATTACCCGAAAGCCGCAAGTGAGAACGCCAAAGCCGCATTAAGATGGGCGGAAAAGAACGGTTGGAAGGGTTGCGGAACTGCCGTTGGAAAAGCAAGAGCGAACCAACTCGCGAACCGAGAGCCTATCAGTTTGGAAACCATTGAGCGAATGGCGGCATTCATTAGGCACAAGCGCAACTCTACCCGTAAGCTGGGAGAAGGTTGTGGTCGTTTGATGTGGTTAGCATGGGGTGGAGATGAGGGCATCGAATGGGCTATCAAGAAAATAGAACAAATCAAGAATGAAGATTGAACTACCTAACAATTGGGCAGGCGTAACTGTTGACCAGTTCCAAGCCTTGCAGAAGATACTCGCGGAAAAGGGAGACGAGTACCCGACAAACGTAGCTATCATTAGCATCATGTCAGGTGTGCCGATGGATGAGATAGAAACCTACTCACTAAAGACCTACGCCAAGTGTATGCAGACGCTCTCATTCCTTACTGAGCAACTCGTAGGAGAAGTACAAAAGGCAGTTGAAT